ATGCTGACCAGCGCCAGTTCAGAGCGGCGCATCGCCGCGATCGCATCAGCATCGAGCACGGCGCCCAAGGCTTGCGCCTGCGCCCCAAGCCGGGTCATCTCAGCGCCGCCATTTTGCAGCAATGGGATCAGACGGGTTGTATCCGAGGCCATGGCCTCAAGATAAAAGGTCATCTCCTGTTGGCTGACGCCCGCACGCTCGAGGCTATCCACATAAAGCTGCAGCGCCTCAGGACCCGAGAGCCGCGCGAACTGATCCGCGGTGACGCCCACGCGCGGTGCGATGTTTTCAAAGAAGTCCGCCATCGGACCTCCGCCCGTTTGCAGAAAATCCCCCACACGGTCGTTCACGTCCTTGAGGATATCGGCGAGCTTTTCCTGTTCGATCCCCACCGTGGCCGAGGCCGCCGACCAGCGCTGGAACACCTCTGGCGCGCTGTTGGCCACTTGGGACAGCTGGTCGATCTCGTTGGCGGCAGCAACGGTTGACCGCGTCATCGAGACGACTGCCACAGCAAGAGCAGCCGCAGCAGCGGTAGCCGCTATGCGGGCCCGGCGCGCAAAAGCCGCCATGCGCGCATTGGCTTGTTCCAGTTCGCGGCTCAGACGTCCCATACCCCGGGCACCTGCCGCGCCAACCCCCTCCAGCTCGGCGCGCACTTGGCGGCCCCCCGTTGCAGAGAGGCGGACAGAGACGCGCTTTTCAGCCATGGTGGTGTTCAATCTCTTCGTTGGTCTTGCGCACCATCACCGCCTCAATTGGTGGCAAGAGTTCCGCAATAATGAGTGGCGATAGCCCCAGGGCCGCCCCAAGTTGTAGCGCCGCGCCCATGTCCCAGCCGATGACGGCACCGCCGCTCATGCCACCTGCGACCCGCATTTGCCCGCCAAGGCGCTGAACCAGATCCCATATCTGCCAGCCCTCGTAGGTTTTTGGTGCATTCTGCTGCCTTGGGCATTGTGCGCAGATGGAAGGACACGCCGCGCAATAGTCACCGCCCCCGCCGAACTCCCAATCGGCGAGAGCGGTCAGACGTTTTTTTCCGCATCCAAGATGAGCGCGCCTGCGATGTATCTGGTCTGGAAGGTCTCAAAGATCGGCCAGATTTCCAAGAGCGCGTCGATACCGTCCGGCGTGACAGACAGTGGTTTGCCCTCCGCGTCGCCCACACCCTCCCAATCGTGCACGACGATGCGGGCAACCGCCTTGGCCACGATGCGCGCGAGATCGTCGTTGGAGGGGCCAGTCTCGCTTTGCGTAACATCATCATCATCAGCGGCGGTCCAAGCATCTATGACTTTGACATCCGCCGTCGCGGCCAAGATTGACGGGTCGCTGCGGGCCGCAAGCATCACGGCTGTGGTCAGCGGTTCGACAAGCAGGCGGACGCCGTGGCCGAGATCGAGCCAGCTTGGCTCATTGGAAAGGTTTAATCGTAGCATCAGTAAGTTTCCCGTTCGTTGGTGAGGGTAACAGTGCACATGCGGCCGACCACCGGATCGCTGGCGGCTTGCCAATCAAAAGTCGCCTGCACACCCTGCGGACCTGAGATCTCAATGCGCGGACGCGGTAGGTAAACGGCGTGGGCAGTCAGGGTCAGGGTTTCGCCAGAGGCGAGCGTGTAAGAGAACTCCAGCGTGCAAGGCTCGCCGTTGAGCGCTTGGTTCACCAAGCTCTGATCGGCGAAGCGTATGACGACATTGCCGGTAAGCGCTGCGATAGAAGGGTCAGCGCCATCGATCTTGCCATCGGCCCGGATCGTCTCGATGCGGTCGAGATTGTTGGCGTAATTGATGTCGGCGGAGACGACGTTGCCGATATTGCCGCCATTGCGCGTGATCGCGCCGTTAAAATGGCCAAAGCGCTTCAGAGCAATATCGGCAGGTGTGCCAGCAGCTGTGCTCGTGGCAATCGTCTCGCCCTGCGCCACGACGCTGGCCGTGGCCGTCAAAAGTCCCGAGCGTGCCATTTGCCAATTAAGACTATCCACCATGCAGCCCGCATACATTGCGAACCGTGGCACTTCCGGCATGCCGGTCTCGATCGAGAAGCTTGGGAGCGACCAGTTTCCAGAGTGGAACGCATGGGTATAGGGGGCTTCCGCGCCTATTGTGACCGGTTCGCCAAAACATGCCTTTAGCCAGAAGCCAAAGGCCTCCACATCGATCGGCACAACAACATTGCCGTCCGCCGTCACGGCATCCTTGATTGGAGCCTGCGGATCGCGCCCGTAGCCCAAAAGTTCTGACGTCTGAAGCGGCTGCTCCGCGCCAAGCGTCGTGCTGGCGAAGGGCATCTTGGTAAAGCCGCTCGCAGGCGGCGTGCCATAGGTCGTCTCGAACGCAAACCCCATCTGCGCCCGCGCCCCTTGCGCTCGTGCCATTGGTATCCTCCTTGAATTGAATTGAGCTGGTCAGATCAGATCAGCGGCTCACGTGTGGCGTAGTGCAGGATGATCGGAATGATCCCGGCTTTCAGGGATGCTGCCCCCTCAACCGGAAGATCGACGGGTTCTGCTCCCTCTGGCTCCACCCAGTCGCATAACCCCCGCAATGTCCGGTCAGCAGCGATCACTGCGCCGATCTGAGCGCAGAGCGCGTCGAAGATGGCGTCTCGTTCCATCGCCGATTGCACGATCACCTCCAACTCTGCGCGGTGCTGGAAGTGATAGGTTAGCGGCGACAACGTTACGGCTGGCTCGCCAGGGTTGCCATCGCGCAGGATCATCAGACCAGCGGGCGGGATGCGTTCTGGCAGAACCTCGCCGCGCAACACCGGCGCATGCGGGATCGTGCGCAACAGGTCCGCCAGAGCGGTGAGGATGGTTTCGCGAGGGGTGGGCATGGATATCCGTACCAGATTTGACTTTCGTGAAAGACACGAATGTGCTAGAGGTAATACCTATAAATACTTACGAGGACTTACCTATGAATGCTGTGCGCCCTATCGCCGTGAAGCTCGATCAAGAAACCCGTGACCGCCTCAAGCAGCTTGCGGTTGCGAGGGATCGCTCGACGCATTGGATGTTGCGCGAAGCGGTCTCTCAGTTTCTTTCCCGTGAAGAGGCGCGTGAAGCCTTTCGCCAAGCGGGCCTCGCGGCCTGGCAGGAATATCAGACAACGGGCCAACATGTGAGGCATGAGGAAGCCGATGCGTGGCTTGCCAAGCTCGCGGCAGGTGAAGAGGCCGATATTCCTCAATGCCACAACTGATCTGGACTCCCGCAGCGCTGCGGGATGTGGAGCGGCTTTATAAGTTTGTGGCCGAAAAGAATCCTGACGCCGCGCGCCGCGCTGCCAAAACTATCCGTGAGGGGATGCAGATTCTGCGCGACCAGCCGGGAGCAGGGCGCCCCATGGAGGATATGGACCCAGAGTTTCGGGAATGGTTCATCACCTTCGGCGGCAGCGGCTATGTTGCCCTGTACCGATTGGAAGCTGACACTGCTGTGGTTCTCGCAGTGCGACATCAACGTGAGGCCGGGTACTGAGCAGGCAGTCATCCCAGCTTTCCATCTACCCAACGCGCCACAATCAGCCCCGGAACCGCCGCCTGTGCCCGCTCAGCATCGCGCGCCAGATCCAGTCGCTTGGCGAGTTTCACCTGCGGCACCAGCAGAAAGATCGGCACCGTACTCCTCCCGCGGCCGGTCTTTGACCGAGAGGCGACGCCCAAGCCGCGGCTGTTCAACCGCCCATCTGCAACGAGCAAGCTTGGGCCGTTGCGCCGGTAGATAAACCGCAGACGCAACCCGCGCCGTCGTTCCCAGTCTCCGGGCGTGAGCGTCTTGCCACGGGTGCCTTTGCCTGCAGCTGGCGTGGGGATGGCAAGCCAGAACCCATCCTTTGACCGGATCAACGGCCCTGAGTCATGCGCCCCGATGATTTGAGGTGCCTTCGACCAGACGAGTGCTGCTGCTTCAAGGCTTTCGCCTGCTGCAGGGTAGGTCTTGGACCGGATCGTATTGCTCAGCCGCTGCCCAAGGCGGGCGCGCGTAATTTGAGCCCGCCAGTCTGATTTCAGGCCGTTGCCTGCCGCGCGCATGGCGGTGGTCACAGCCTTTTCGCCGGCGAGGATTTCGGCGCGCATCGCGGTGACGATATCGCCGGTAACAGAAAGGTCGAGCTTCATGCAGGCGTTGCCTCTATCGTCCAGACCAAGCGATCCCGATCACGCAAGGGCTCCCCTTGGATCAGGAATGTTTCTTCTCCCAACAGGATCTGCTCGTCAGGGCGGGGTGCTGGCAATTCCGATACGCGCACGTCGAACCGGCACGTATCTGAGACAAGGCGCGCCGCCCCGAACGCAGTCACATCATCATTGCGACGCAAGATAATGCGGATGCGTGTGAACTGCCCTTCGCTATCACGGTACCAGGCCTCATGTGCAAGGTTCAGATCAGCGAAGAGCAGATCAAGGGCTGCAAGGAATGCCGTCATTTGCGTTCAGCCTCAGTTGCCCGAGTGCAGGCGGATGGCCATGCGGGGCCGCTTGTTCACGGGCAGGATCGAGCTTTCGGTCATCAGATCGATCCAGCGCCCCTTGGCGTCGATCATCTGGCGGGCGTAAAGCGGCAGGCCGATAGTATTGGCGGTTTCCAGCAGATTGGCGGGCCCGCCATAGGTGGTGAAGGTGTCAAACGTGCCCAGCGGAAACGCGATCCCTTCGCCCGCGGGGATCAGCCGCTCGGATGTTCCGTTCGAGAGGGTGACAGAGCCGTTATATTCCTCGAACAGGATGCCTGCGAAGGGGAAGGCGCGGCGCATATCCTCGCGCAGCGGCTGGCCACCCGTGGCAGAGAAGAACTTATAGGCATCTTCGGTCTTGGGGTGGCTGATCAGCTTGTCGAAGTATTCCGAACTGACCAGCGCATGGGCTGTGGTCATGGTCTCGCCCAGCAGATTGTCCTCCATGGCGCGCAGAACACTGCGGACCTTGCCCTGGATATTGGTGCCTGCCGTGCCGAAGACGAAGTCGATGGAGATCTTCTCAAGCCCGAACTCAGTGAAGTAATTGTAAAGCGTGGTGCCCGCGCCGTCTTTCACAATACCGCGCAGCGCATTCATCTCCATGTATTCGCGGGTCTGGGCGTGCTTGCGGCGCATCAGCGTCAGCTTGCGGTTCATCACCTCAACCAGCGGATCGGCGGCGTCCGACAGGCCCAGTGCGGGCATACCCTGAATGTCGGCGGGCAGGATCACATCATCATGCGGGATCCAGGGCAGGGCAAAGCTGCGCATGGAGCGCTGTTCGCGGTTTCCAGCAGTGGCAGGCGCGCCGAGTGGCACCGAGGGTAGGAGGCTCAACACGCCTTCGCGCTGCTCGATCACGATGGAGCGCTGTGTGACACCCTCAAAACGGAACAGGCCGATCTGACCCAGGCGGGTGTAGAGGTTGGGCAGGATGTTGATTGCTTGCGTCATCTCTGCGAGCGAATAGCCGCCCGCGTCAAAGGGATTACGGGTGATGGT